GAAGGAAATACTAAGGCAAAGGTACTGCAAGTGCTCGCAACATTCGCTTATGCGGATTATTGCCGTAGTGCCGCTACGCCGGGCGCAAGATGCAGAGATTGCCACGGTACAGGCCGTGCGGTTGATATAGCCAAAACAGAGCAGTGGGGGATAGTTGCTGAGAAAGAGTGCGGAAGATGTAAAGGCGTCGGTTATTCAAGAATGCCAGCAAGCGCCGCATATCGCGCTGTGACGATGCTAATCCCAAACCTTACCCAACCCACCTGGTCACGCACTGTTAAGCCGCTGTATGACGCTCTGGTTGTGCAATGCCACAAGGAAGAGTCAATCGCAGACAACATTTTGAATGCGATCACACGTTAGCGCCATGATTGCCACGGATGGCAACATATTAACGGCATAATATTGACTTTTTGAATAACTTTGGGGAAACTTGACACCAATAATGGGCGTTTTTTACATGTCATTGATGAGTCTCAATAACCTGCCGCTGAGTAGTTTTTATGCTCTGAATTGTATTTATGTAGTAAACATGCTGACTGCAATGTAATAGAGTTTTTTAGCCTGTAACCTCTTGACGGCATTGAATTGCTTTTGTTATGAGTTGTAAGCCAATGTTATCATCTTGTATTGGGGTGGTTATGAAGGATGGTGCGCTGCTCAGGAGTTCTTCACTTTTTATTGCCTACATGGGATGCCTTGGATGGGGGAGTGCTTATTTCTATGGATGGGGTACTTCTTTTTACTACGGCTTCCCATGGTGGATTGTAGGTGCAGGTGTTGATGATGTTGCCAGAAGTTTATTTTTTGCAGTTATCGTCATTGCTATATTTCTTATCGGTTGGGGTATTGGTGTTGTATTCTTTTTCGCAGTGAAAAGAAAACATTCTATGCAAGAGCTAAATGTATTTCGCCTTTATTTTGCTGTGGAATTATTGTTTGTGCCGGCAATTATTGAGTTTTCTATATTGAGACAGAAGATTCAGGTACCTCTTTTGCTACTGTCAGCAGCGATTGCGCTGGCGGTTACAATTTCGATAAGATCTTATGGGCGATTTTTATCGGTATCATGCTTCTATGATAAGCCATTTATAAAAAAACATTTTTTTGAGATTGTGATGATTGCTTTTGTGGCATATTTCTGGCTTTTTTCATTTCTGACAGGATATTACAAACCACAGTTTAAGAAAGAATATGAAATGATTAATTATAATGATGGTTGGTATTATGTTCTTGCTCGTTATGATAATTGTCTGGTTTTGTCTACTTCTTTCAATGCAGGTAGTAAAAGGTTTGTCATTTATCAATCAGCACAAGATAAGAATCTTCAGGTTGATATTGTAAGGACCAGAATTTAATTGGCTGCATAAATAATATTTTAAGTTGCAAGTTGGCTATTCGTAGGAATAGAACCTTAGGCATGCTGAATGCGTTTTCTGAACATTGTTTTATAAACTGTGTCTGCTTGCTGTTGTGATCCTGCTTTTAGTGATGGTGATGATGGATTTCACCAGCAGGATAATGTTGGTACTGACTGATGGCGCTCTGGTCTGCGGCATTGTGGTATTGCTGTGGCCGATGATGAAAGAACAGAATGAATAATTCTTGACTTTTTTGTTTACTGTTTATTAAAAAATCAACCGCATGGTGAATCCTCCTTGGAGGGGCTAAATGATCGAGTTTTAAGGGCACGTAGCGAGTTCTGTTTGATCATTGCAGAACTTAGCGGGAGGCGCCATGCGTACATCACTAGTGTTATTCCTTTTATCATTTTCCTTGTGAGTTCTGGCTGCGCATTGCGCAGCCTTTTTTTTATGACCTGCCACTGGCAGATGGTCATCCTGTGATTTGATTCCGCTTCCGGCTTTTTAACACTGTTCCTCTACACGGGAGAAATTCGATGTCGATTAAACATTACGATGTTGTCAGGGCGGCGTCGCCGTCAGACCTTGCGGAAAAGCTGACACACAAACTGAAAGAGGGCTGGCAGCCATACGGCGGACCGGTTGCCATTACGCCGTACACACTGATGCAGGCGGTGGCTATTGAAGGAGAGCCACAGGTCGGCCCTTCATCTGAGCCGGATTGGTACTACGTCATCGTACTGGCCGGGCAGTCCAATGCCATGGCTTACGGTGAAGGGCTTCCGCTGCCGGATTCATACGATGCTCCGGATCCGCGCATTAAACAGCTGGCGCGCCGCAGTACAGTGACGCCGGGCGGGGCTGCCTGCAGATATAACGATATTATTCCGGCTGACCACTGTCTGCATGATGTGCAGGATATGAGTACGCTGAATCATCCGAGGGCTGACCTGAGCAAAGGGCAGTACGGCTGTGTCGGTCAGGGTTTACATATTGCCAAAAAACTGCTCCCGTATATCCCGAATAACGCGGGGATCCTGCTGGTACCATGCTGTCGTGGTGGTTCGGCATTTACCCAGGGCGCGGAGGGGACATTCAGCGAGTCCACGGGGGCCAGTCAGGATTCGGCACGCTGGGGGGTGGGCAAGCCGTTATATCAGGATCTGATTTCCCGCACAAAAGCGGCATTGCAGAAAAATCCCAAAAACGTTCTGCTGGCCGTCTGCTGGATGCAGGGTGAGTTTGACATGAGCGCCGCCACCCACGCACAGCAACCTGCGCTGTTTACAGCCATGCTGACACAGTTTCGTGCTGACCTCTCCGTGTTTAACGCGCAGTGCCATGGTGGCAGTGCTGCAGATGTGCCGTGGGTTTGTGGTGACACGACGTATTACTGGAAAAATACATACGCTACCCAGTACGACACCGTGTACGGCGGGTATAAAAACAGGGAGAGTGAGGGCGTTTATTTTGTGCCCTTCATGACAGATGGTAACGGCGTCAATACCGCCACTAACGCGCCGGCAGAAGATCCGGATATTCCGGCATCAGGATATTACGGTGCGGCATCGAGAACGAATGGAAACCAGGTATCATCAAACCGCCCGACACATTTCAGTTCATGGGCGCGCAGGAGCATTATTCCGGATCGTCTGGCAACCGCTATTCTGAACGCAGCCGGGCGCACCTCAGCCTTCATCAGTGGTAAGGCACCGGAAATCAAACCCTCGCCCGGCGGCAACACGCCATCGGGTCCGTCTGCAGATACGTCCGTTCGCACAATCTCCCTGCTGCCGGCAGCCGGAGAGGCTGCTGCGCAGGGCTGGAGCATTAAGGATGGCGGAATTCAGTTGTCAGATGGTGTATTTAAGATCACCAAGCAGAGCAATAAAACCTGGTCCCTGACGCATCCGGTGGATGACGCAATTACCCTGCTGACACAGGGCGGCAGACTGACCTGTAAGTTCCGCCTGTCAGGCGCACTGACCAACAATCAGTTCGGGCTGGGGATTTATCTGTATACGGATGCTCCCGTTCCTGATGGTGTGGCGATGACGGGTACCGGTAATCCGTTCCTGATGTCGTACTTCACTCAGACCACTGACGGCAGAGTGAATCTGATGCATCACAGGAAAGCCGGAAACACGAAGCTGGGGGAGTTCGGCGATTACGGTAACGACTGGCAGACGCTGGAGCTGGTGTTCACCGCCGGCAGTGCCACGGTTACTCCGAAACTGAATGGAGTGGCTGGCCCGGCATTCCAGGTTATAAAAGACAGTCTGACACTGGGACTGAATGCGCTGACGCTGACGGATGTTACAAAAAATGCAGCGTATGGCGTTGAGATAGAAAGTCTGATGCTGGAGATAAATGCACCGGCAGCATAATAAAAAAAGCCAGCGACTGACCTGAAAAAGAAGACGCTGGCTAAAAGGCCTTATATGTTTGTAGAGACTTATTTTTCACAGACAGCAATGATGCCTGTCAATATATTATCAATATGCGGATTGTTTCAGTTACAGATGCCTTATTAAGGAAAAAAACAGCCAGCACTGACTTTCGGTGGAGAGGTGCTGGCTCAAAAGGATAGATGTACTTCACATGTTGCTTCTATATGGCAGTACATTTTCTGACAGACAGTGACGGATGTTGTCAAGATATTGTGTCATTTATAACCTGAATCAGGGGAGGCCGGAATGTTATCTGGCATTTTTAGCAGAGCCTGAATGCCATAATCACGGCTCCCGGCGTTGGCCGTCAGTGGGTGAAACTGGCGGCTTTTTTGTTTTTCTTTACTTTCATTTTCTGTCGGCGGTGACGGAGACATACATCAGATGGAAAAAATCACAACAGGTGTGTCATACACCACGTCAGCGGTGGGGACGGGATACTGGTTACTGCAGCTGCTGGACAAAGTCTCTCCGTCCCAGTGGGTGGCAATAGGTGTGCTGGGAAGTCTGCTGTTTGGCCTGCTGACGTATCTGACAAATCTTTATTTCAAGATTAAAGAAGATAAGCGTAAGGCTGCGAGAGGTGAATAATGTCGCCGTCATTACGCAAGGCTGTTGCAGCTGCTATTGGTGGTGGGGCTGTTGCCATAGCGTCTGTGCTCATCACTGGTCCAGGTGGTAACGATGGTCTGGAAGGTGTCAGCTACATACCATACGAAGATATCGTTGGCGTATGGACTGTATGTCACGGACACACCGGAAAAGACATCATTCCCGGTAAAACGTATACCGAAGCAGAATGCAAAGCCCTCCTGAATAAAGACCTTGCCATGGTCGCCAGACAAATTAACCCGTACATCAAAGTCGATATACCGGAAACAACGCGCGGCGCTCTTTACTCGTTCGTTTACAACGTGGGCGCTGGTAATTTCAGAACATCGACGCTTCTTCGCAAAATAAACCAGGGTGATATCAAAGGCGCATGTGACCAGCTACGTCGCTGGACATACGCTGGCGGTAAGCAATGGAAAGGGCTGATGACCCGTCGTGATATTGAGCGTGAAGTCTGTTTGTGGGGGCAGCAATGAGCAGGGTAACCGCAATCATCTCCGCTCTGGTTATCTGCATCATCGTCTGTCTGTCATGGGCTGTTAATCATTACCGTGATAACGCCATCGCTTACAAAGAACAGCGCGATAAAGCCACATCCATCATCGCTGATATGCAGAAGCGTCAACGTGATGTAGCAGAACTCGACGCCAGATATACAAAGGAGCTTGCTGATGCTAACGCGACTATCGAAAGTCTCCGTGCTGATGTTTCTGCTGGGCGTAAGCGCCTGCAAGTCTCCGCCACCTGTGCAAAGTCAACGACCGGAGCCAGCGGCATGGGCGATGGAGAAAGCCCAGGACTTACAGCAGATGCTGAACTCAATTATTACCGTCTCCGAAGTGGAATCGACAGGATAACCGCGCAGGTTAACTACCTGCAGGAATACATCAGGACGCAATGCCTGAAATAATTTTTTTGCAAATCACAAAGTCAATTTAATGAGCCTCGCGATGCGGGGCTTTTTTTTACATCTGAATTTCACAGCGTATCGCAGCGCGTAACAATCCCGAGTCTTTCAGAAAGCTGAGCCTGAGAACTGCCGTATAGGTGAGGACCTCTCGGGGACGGCTTTTCTGTGCGAACAGGCTCAACTTTCTAAAGGAAATACCGACATGAACAAATCATTAACCGTTCTTCCTTCTGGCGAATACCCGACCATGAGCAGTCTTGAGATGGTGGATTACATTAATGCTGATCGGAAATCCAAAGCGGAGGCGGAGGGGCTTTCGTTCCCCTGTAAGAAATATCGCAAACTCGAACACCGCAGTTTCATGAAGAAAGTACCCAAGGTCCTCGGGGATGCAGCTGCAAAATTTTTTGCAACTGATACCTATATCAACGGAACAGGTGGTGTTGTGGAGAGGGATATTTGCAATTTTCCCAAGCGTGAAGCTTGCCTCATGGCAATGAGCTACAGCTATGAGCTTCAGGCGCAGGTGTATGACCACATGACTGAGCTTGAGGGTGGGAAGGAGATTAACCTTCTCGATTTCTCTGGCCTGACCGATATGGCAATCAGCGAAATGCAAAACCGTGTCGCGGCTGCTGAGAAGTTCTCATTTGAAATGCACGGTCAAGCAGGTAGCGCTCTCATGACTCGTCGGAAGAAAGAGAAGAAGGCCATTAAAAAGGCTGAGCAGCTTGTGAAGGATCTTATTCAGTTCAAGCTATGTGACATGGGGGACTTCCCTGATGGTAAACCAGCATGACTCCGATTGATTTCATACATAAAAATGTAACAACCGAGTTAATAAAGCTTGGATACGACCAAAACGCGGCTATGACTGGCGCTGACATGGCGGTGGAACATTACCGCCGTTGTTCACAAGCCAGCAGAAAAGGCCGAATTTTCGATGACTGCCTGTACATTGCAAAACAGTGGGCAGGTAAACAGAAAGGGAAAAAATGACAGTCTGAGAGCCACTTTCACAACGGCTCTCCATTACAAAGCCCATCTACTGGTGGGCTTGATAATGGCTTATACCCTACACGGGATAACTTAACTGATATCCCTTTTAACGGATAAAGGTATTCAGGCCTGACACATCATGCGCTGTATCGTCGCTGTATTTCCGCATTAACCATGACCGTAGCCCGACGGGGAACTCCTCTGCGCGAGCATGCAGGATGTTGATTCATTGCTGTGCGACCGTGGTCGCACGACGCTGGTCTGTAAGATATTGAATTTATTGAGAATGAACCAGAGCGCCTGCGGGTCCTTTCCGGCGATCCGGCAGGCTACGGGGCGGCGACCTCGCGGGTTTTCGCTATTTATGAGTTTTTTTGAGGTGGTGGTTGTTGTTTTATCGTTTGATATATCTACTTGATAAGTAATAAGAAAGAAAAACAAACACAACAACCTGATGAGCTTTCTTATACGAAAAAGCATGTAAAATCAGAGGGTTTTACAAAAAGCGGGGTTGTTGTATTGCTTTTTTGCCGGTGGTTTATGGAGGAGCTGTGGCCTTTTTATTGAATAAAAGCGACATGGCCTCCTCCATCGGTATCTCAGTACAGGCATTTGATAAATGGGGTGTCCCTCCTGTTGAGCGCCGGGGGAGAGAGGTTTTCTATGACGTTAAAACTGTACTGGAGATAGATCGCGAGCGACGTCAGCAAAACCAGAAATCTTCAGATGGTGAAAATAACCTTGAGGAAAGGCTACTTCAGGCCAGGGTTAATCTGACGGAAGAACAGGCTATTGCTCAGCGGTTAAAAAACCAGGTTGCAGAGCATAAAGTGATTGATACCGCTTTCTCTGTTTTTGCACTGTCCCGGTTATCCGGAGAACTGGCATCTGTTCTGGACAGTATTCCGCTTTCGATGCAAAGAAAATTCCCTGAGTTGACAGGCAGACAATTGGCTTATCTGAAAGAGCTTGTTGCGAAGGGAGCTAATAAATGCGTTGAATCTGCTGAAAAAATGAAGGAATTTGCGGATGAGTATTACAGAAATACAGATGAATAATTTCGTATTGGCAGTGAAGGCGGGTCTCTCAGTCCTGAAAAGACCGTTGCCAATGACCGCCGTTGAATGGGCGGACGCCAGTTACTATCTCCCGAAAGAATCCGCATACCAGGAAGGGCGCTGGGAAACACTGCCCTTTCAGCGGGCCATCATGAATGCGATGGGCAGCGACTACATCCGCGAGGTGAATGTGGTGAAGTCTGCCCGTGTTGGTTATTCCAAAATGCTGCTGGGTGTTTATGCCTACTTCATAGAGCATAAGCAGCGCAACACCCTTATCTGGTTGCCGACGGATGGTGATGCCGAGAACTTTATGAAAACCCACGTTGAGCCGACCATCCGCGATATTCCGTCGCTGCTGGCGCTGGCTCCGTGGTATGGCAAAAAGCACCGGGATAACACGCTCACCATGAAGCGTTTCACCAATGGGCGTGGCTTCTGGTGCCTGGGTGGTAAAGCGGCAAAAAACTACCGTGAAAAATCGGTGGATGTGGCGGGTTATGATGAACTTGCTGCCTTTGATGATGATATTGAACAGGAAGGCTCCCCGACGTTCCTGGGCGATAAGCGTATTGAAGGCTCGGTCTGGCCAAAGTCCATCCGTGGCTCCACGCCCAAAGTGAGAGGCACCTGCCAGATTGAGCGTGCTGCCAGTGAATCCCCGCATTTTATGCGTTTTCATGTTGCCTGCCCGCACTGCGGGGAGGAGCAGTATCTTAAATTTGGCGATAAAGAGACGCCGTTTGGCCTCAAATGGACGCCGGATGATCCCTCCAGCGTGTTTTATCTCTGCGAGCATAATGCCTGCGTCATCCGCCAGCAGGAGCTGGACTTTACTGATGCCCGTTATATCTGCGAAAAGACCGGGATCTGGACCCGTGATGGCATTCTCTGGTTTTCGTCATCCGGTGAAGAGATTGAGCCGCCTGACAGTGTGACCTTTCACATCTGGACAGCGTACAGCCCGTTCACCACCTGGGTGCAGATTGTCAAAGACTGGATGAAAACGAAAGGGGATACGGGAAAACGTAAAACCTTCGTGAACACCACGCTCGGTGAGACGTGGGAGGCGAAAATCGGCGAACGTCCGGATGCTGAAGTGATGGCAGAACGGAAAGAGCATTATTCAGCGCCCGTTCCTGACCGTGTGGCTTACCTGACCGCCGGTATCGACTCCCAGCTGGATCGCTACGAAATGCGCGTATGGGGATGGGGGCCGGGTGAGGAAAGCTGGCTGATTGACCGGCAGATTATTATGGGCCGCCACGACGACGAGCAGACGCTGCTGCGTGTGGATGAGGCCATCAATAAAACCTACACCCGCCGGAATGGTGCAGAAATGTCGGTATCCCGTATCTGCTGGGATACTGGAGGGATTGACCCGACCATTGTGTATGAACGCTCGAAAAAACATGGGCTGTTCAGGGTGATCCCCATTAAAGG